ATTGATCGTCGAACAAGCGAGATGAGAACTGGGTCATATGTAGCAACACCTGTTGCTCCACCCGGCGTTCCGATTGCATTGGCTGGTGCCTCATGTAGCGACTGCTCACGAAGTGCCTGCTCCTGGTTCTCAAGAAGAACCGCCGTAACTGCCGCTCGATAGCGATCAGCAATCTTTGGCATTTCCTCATGCTCCAGAACAGGGGCCCACTTTGTCTGTAGTTCCTCTGAAAGATACATTTAATACTCCTTCTGTGAAAATGTTCAGGGCCCTTGTATTCCCTGATCTTTCTTATTTATATAAACCCGAGTCTACACTCGTTCCACAAGTTACTTGAGCTGACCACCCAGAACGCGAACGTACTGTGACATAGCGTCATCCAGCTTTGGTTGCTCGACAGACTCACTAAGTGTCTGTGCGAACTCCTCGTCCACATCTGCGTCGTCATCTTCTGTTAAATCAACAGCCTTTGGAAGATAGCTCTCCTTCAGGATGTTAATCGCCTTTCGATACTGATCCTCATCCTCGAACTGAACGCTCTCGGCAAGATCAGCAATCTTTTCAATTTGACTATCAGCAAGCTCTGAAAGCTCATCAATGAGAATACTCTCACGGACAACTTCAGTTCGTGCATTCTGAAGATCAATGTTGGCCTCGATCTGCTCGTTGAGGGCAGCCTTTAGCTCATCAATCTCTGTTGCCATCTCATCGAGAACATCAACCTTCGACTCTGGAACGTCGATGTAGCTCTCAATGAAGAGCTTCTGAAGACCACCAATGAACTCCTCTGCGATCTCTGCGCGTAGGCCACGCTCAACAGCCAGCTCATTCTTGGTCATCCACTCTTCAACAACATAGTTTAGATAGTCATCAATCTTGTTAGTCAGCTCTGTCTCATGGACGTTGATTGACTCAGCAAGTTCTTGCTTGAAGGACTCCTCAAGCTCATCGAGCTTGTTGTTGACCTGAACGAGAACTGCTGCCTCGAAAATGGTCTTTGCCTTCATCTGAAAATCCTCTGAAAGATCCTCGCTGTCGAACATAGCAGCAACATCCTCAGACAGATCAAGATCATCTGCTGTGATGCGTCGTCGAATCTCTGCGACCTCTTCCTCCGCGATCTCTTCGCTATCGTCGCTGTCGTCCTGCTCTTCCATGACTGCGGAAAGAAGCTCTGCATAGCGAGCGCGAAGCTCATCCTCGTCAAGCTCTGTGACTAGATTAAAGATGTCCTCATCCACTTCGATGATCTCGACATCCTCGTCACTCTCTTCGGCAACGAGATCAAGATCCTCAATCTCTTCCTCTTCCTTGACCTTCTGCATTGACTCTGCTCCGCCCTTGTCAGCCTTTCGCTTTGCTGCCTTGGATGTGGCGTTAGATGCTTTTGTAATGTCAGCGTGCTTGTCCTCGGGATCAGTCAGGAGATTGTCCTTCATTGGCTCTTCGACTCCACCCTTGGCCTTTGGATCGTTTCCGCCCTTACCTGGATCTCCACCTTCAGATGGCAGCTCAGGCTGCCCTGGTGTTGAAACTTTTGGCGTTGGCTTACCTGATTCAGCGCCTTCCGCGATATTTCGGATCGTGCTTTCAAGACTTCTCTTGCTCATTGTTCGACTCCTATGTAAGAACGGTACTTCTTACCGATGTGTGTCTATTTATACAATCGGCTACTTCAGCAGCAGCTTCATGTACGTTGTAAATGCTTCGAGCTTGCGCTCCTCCAGCTCCTTCGCTGTCATTCGTTTCATGCTCTCTGCCATCTGCTCAACGCGCCATGTGTTAGTGCCAGCATCATACCAATACTCGCGACCTTCCATGATACCTTGAACGAAAGCGTTGGGTGCAGAAGGATCAGCAACAATGTCAGCAGCAGTAGCAAGATGGAAATCGTCTTGGACGATCTGAACACCATCTCGATCCTGCTTCAGTGATCCCATTCCGCGCGAAGAAACACCGAGTTGCGCTCCCTCAGAGATGAGGTTACGAACGATGTTTCCGTATGGAGTAGCCAAAATCTTGGCTGTTCCAATAAAGTCATTTCCATTCTCGGAAATGTCTGTAATCATATGCGAGACTCGATCAAGATTGATCGTTGGTCCCTCTGGATGCCCAAGCTCACCGAATGCTCGGTTCTTCTTGACATACTCGTCATTGTAGCGATTGACCTCTCGGACCATTGTTTGCTTTGGATACATGCGACCGTTTCGGTTCTTGACTTCAGCCTGCATGAATGGCCCACGAATTTTAAAGGTCTTTTCTTTCTTGCCTTCTGCAAGCTCAACCTCTTCGACAATGTATTCTACTTGCTCTGTCAGTTCGCTAATTAGCTTCATTGGATTCTCCTAGAGATCGTTCAACGCATATAGACGACCAGTTAGTTTAGCTTGCTGAAGAGCAAACTTCTCCAGCTTTGCAAACTCAGAAGCAGATGAAGAGAGCTTCTTTGCAAACTTTTTCTGGTTGTTTGTGTTTAGATTTCCATGTGTCTGAAGAAGTGCTGTTGCAGTCTCCGGTGACACCTTTACGGAAGAACCATCAGCGAAGCGAACCGTTCCAGCTTGCGAAAGCGTGGTCAGCTTCTTGATGTCGTCAATGGTGTTCTCTGTGATCTCGATCTCGACCTCTTCATTTGTCTTCATGTAGGCACTACGACTCTTGATTTCTTTGTTGATATGGCGTAACCGATCAGAATCTCTTTTGTCTAGTTCACCCTTGGCAAGAAGTCTATCTCTCTGCTTTTTGATGGAGAGTAAACGCTTCATTGATGGATCAGGTCTTTCTGTTTTGTTTTTGGCTTCATCAAACTGCTCGACCTCTTCGTTCTTTGGTCTACCGAACTGATCCTTGTTTCCGAAATGCTTGACAGCTTTGCGGGACTTGGCAGAGGCAGCATAGTGCTTCTGCTTTGCCTTCTCCTTCTGAGCGGCTTGATCCTTTTCACGAGCAGCAGCAGCACGAGCGATCTTTGCTAGTCGCTCTGCTTTCTTCTCGGCAGGAGTCTTGTCGGCGACCTCATCTGGCCAGATAACGTCGTATGCCTCTGTCGCAAGAGTGTAGGTGCCATTGTCCGTCTTGGTGTAGATCGGCTTGATCGACTTCTCAACCTGATCCTCTGCGGAACCATCAGGGTTGCGGTTATTCTCGTCAGCATCATCCTGCTGCGACTGATCCGATGGGAGATCGTTTAGCTTTGCCTCTTCACCATCATCTCCCGTTGCTCGAACGGCAAGATTTCGTGCTGCTTCTCGAACTTGCTTGAATCTAGTCATCGGTAAGTTCCTCTTCTGGTTCATCTGGAGAGAACACGGTTTGGGCAACCTCGACCTTCTTGTTGTCTAGGGCGTCGGTCATGCGAGCGGCTAGCTCAGCCTCGACAGATGCCTTGAAGTCTATGGGGTTGCCGTTTTTCACTGATCGAATAATGTTCTTGATGCTCATCTCGGTTCTCCTAAAATCCTGCTGTATTTATACTTCTGCCTTTTTTCGCTCAGACGAAAATGGCAAGTGTTTTTTGGGTCCAAAACGTATACATAGAGGTGTAGCCGGTCATGACCAAAGTAGATATAGTATTATATGATATACCAAGCAGTACCGTTCGACTGAATTGAAAATGATTCCCATTGAGTAGTGGTGCTTTTATTTAGGGCTCCGTCAATCGTCTCAGATCCATTTCCATCCACAATCATTTGATTTGCTGAGGCATCTATTTTCTTGAAATTGTAGATCATAGACTCTGCACTTGAAGCAGTAGGTAATGTTAGTGTCACATCTCCAGAAGTTGCATCTACCAATATTGTGGTATCTGTTAGTGCTACATTTTCATCTGATGTTACTGTTCTTATGTGATCGTGTCTGTCAATTTCCCATCTCAGATTTGCTGCTGACCATTTGATTGTATCATTTTCTTGAAGATTACCAACATGATCTATGTAAATATTTTCTAGGTCTTCTAGTCTATAGTTGTTGGTAGCACGAACGAATATAGTTCCATTGTTCTTTTTGTTGAGTACGAACGCAACGGGAAGTCTCCAGTTTGGAGCGTCAGGTTCCGTAGTCACCCATCCGCCTGGAGTGGCTGGATCAGGATATAAAATATCACCTTCTTCCCAGCCTGATGTGTAGATTCCCCGGACCTTTCCGAAGTGTGTGACCTTTCCATCTTCACCATCAGGTATGTCTTCTGTCGCAACACCAATGAAGTATTTTGAGGGTATTGATCCATCAGCAACAGCTTTTTCAACCAACAGTCGCCCAGATGCACCAAGTGTGCCTGGGTCTGATACCATAACAGCATCACCATTGTCAATTTGAACCCCACTATTATTTCTGACATGATAATGGATTTCTTGCCCTAGTTGAAGCACAGCACCATTCTGACCGAGATCAAGGGTTTCTTCGTCTGCGTTCCATGCCATCTGCCCTTGAGTGACAGCGTGTGTGGTTGTGGTGTCGAACGTGATATAGTCGATCAATCCATCAGACATGAACTCTGGGAATGTCTTGGATGTGAACTTACTCACACCACTACTAAAGGCTAATACTCCATTATCAGTCTGACTGGATATGGGAGAATACACAACATCATCGTTGTCAAGTATTCTTGTGGAACCACCACCACCCTGTGATGCGAGACTTCGATTGACTAGCGTTTTATATTCGTTGAATTTGCGTTCAAGATTTGATCGTATGGCTTCTTCGTTTATGGTAGGTGTGATGCCTGCTGGCCCTGCTGGGCCAGGAGGTCCGGTGTCACCTTTTTCTCCGCGATCACCTTTTGGACCTGTCGCTCCTTTTGGCCCTTGTTTTCCTTGGCGACCTTCTTTTCCTTGAATGCCTTGATCACCCTTTGGCCCTTGCGGACCTTTTGCTCCTGGCTGACCTGCTGGGCCCTGCGGTCCTGCTACTCCTTGCGGTCCTTGTGTACCGGGATCACCTTTGTCTCCCTTTGGCCCCGGTTCTCCATCTCGCCCAGGCGCTCCCGACAAACCCTGAAGCCCTTGATCTCCTTTTGGTCCGCGCTCTCCTCTTTCTCCGCGCTCGCCTTGCGGACCTGTTTCACCTTGAACACCTTGTGGTCCCTGTTCTCCGATAGGCCCTTGCTCACCGATAAATCCACGCTCGCCTTGAATGCCAGGTAGCCCAGGCAATCCTGCTGGGCCTCTTCTTTCAATCTGTACCGATACTTGTTCATTAACCTGCTGAACAGGAGCAGACACAGATTTACCAACGATAGAATCAAAATCATCAGATATGGTTGAGTCTACATCAAGAGTCTCAAATTCCTCTTCTTGGACTTCGACCTCGTACTTTTCCTTAAATGATTTCATTTTCATCTCATTGTGTTAGTGTATTATCTTCTTCTGGATTCTGTGGGGGAGCTGGAGGTTCTTCTGGTGGCAGTTCAATGTCAGGTCCAGCAGGAGTAACTGTTGTTTCTCCAGCATTCTCTTCCTTTTTGATTTGATCTGCGATTTCTTTGATCTCTTCGTCAGTCTGTCGAAGAATATTCTTCTGAACCCATAGCTTAGATATGTATGTTCCAACATGACTGTCAATATTATCCAGAATTTCAATTCGTGAACGTAATGATTCTATCTGCTGAAGTTCCATGAAGTGCGTATCTTGCTGCCAGTTGAACCGCATGTCCTTCTTGATATTCTTCCAGTCATCAGCAGTAATGATATTTTTCAGAATCAGTTGTTTTTCTAGCAGATCGTGGAACAATAAGGCAAAGCGATTTCGGAGTCTCTGTACGAATTTTCCAAATTTCACTTCGTCTCGTGTGATCTCTGTGTCTCGCCCAATGGAGAATCCAGCTTCGGATTCCATGCGTGTTCGAGGAACATTCATAGCCTGATAGAGCTTACGGCGGAAATATAGAATATCCTCAATCTCTCCAAGATTCTGCCCACCTGCTAGTGTGCTGACTTCTGTTCCCTTTCCACCTTCTCTTCGTGGTAGCCAAAAGTCCTCCAGCATTGTGCGATGATGACGAGCATCCTCAACTGCACCTGTCTCTGCGTTGTATGTTACCTTATTCTTGAAGCGAACCATGATGTCTTTGAGATATGCTTCTGCTTTACCTTTTGGTAGATTTCCAACATCAACGTAGAACACTCGACGTTCTGGGGCACGAGAGATGCGATAGATCACAACAGCATCCTCAAGCATCTTGAGCTGATTCCACGGGCGAACTGCTTTCTGTAGATTTGAAATAACACGCTTTCGTGATGCGTCTACCAAGCCAGATCCGTTGTATGCAATAGCGTCAAGAGTAATCGGAATGGGTGTGCTGTTTTTTGCATCCAATCCTTTTTGATTGTAGATGTAATATTCCTTCGGAGGAATTACAACCGGAGGCTTGTCTTTGGATGCAACTTGATTTGCTGGCTTTGGCTTCTCTTTGATCTTCTTGATCTTTCGTGGATCAATATATCGAAGCTCTTGAATGCCTGCCTTTGGGCTGGTCTTGTCGATGATGATGTGATAGTATACTCTGCCATCAACGTACCATCGTCGAAAGATGTCATATGCTTTCAACTTGAAGTCTAAAAGCTCAAGCACATTATCAAACTCGTCGATGATCTTCTTCTTCAATGATGTGCTGATCTGACTTCGATCGAGATTAAGACTGACGCAGAAGTCATCGTCTTGATCAATAACAGCCTCATTCACAATGTCGTCGATGGCATAATCAACTTCAGGGTAGACTGCCATTGTACGATACATTGTGATAAGCTGATTCTCATCCTTGATTGATCCGTCAATATCAATCGCGATTCCATATTGACCACCGCCACCATATCCACCTATAGGTGATACATCTACCGCTTCTTCCTGTTCTTCTGGCGCGGTGAAGGCAAGAAGGTTCTGTTGTTCGCGCTCTTCGCGCTCCTTCTTGCTAGTGATTTCAAAACCGAAAAAGTTGATAGGCATCTGTGACTCCCAAGTAATCGCATCTTCATATATTTATACTTGCTCTCAACGAAAAAGAGGACGCGGGCCCGCCTCACTGGACAAGGTATCCGCGCCCTCTTGATCGTGAAAGAGAACTAATCTGAGTTACGAAGTAACTCCGGCGTTCACCCAATAGTCGTAAACCCATGACACAGAGAAGTCTTGGATTGCATCGGCAGCATCCCAAGAGAGATCCATCTGCTGAATTGATGCTGGCCATAGATTAACAAGTGTAATGCGCTTAATTTCATCGCCACGTTTACCAAATTGAACAACATCAGCACTAGCTTGATAGCTATTAGGATTTGGTCCCGAAGCTCGAAGATTACCTTCATGGGTGTTGATGCTATTTGACCATGCGTTGATTGCATCGTAAACAAGAAAATCTTCATCATTAAGCACCGTCACTGACCATTCTTCGAAAGTTCTAGTTCCAGCAAAGTTTACTGTTCGCCCGAAATACGGAACAGGAATCGAAGTAACCGTTGAACCTGGAAAAATTGTGGATCGGCAAGTAAAAGTGAGCTTTTGTGATGCGGCCACAGCGTCACCGCCCGCAATGGCGGGAGGTAACGGCAACTCAACTTGAAATAGATTTGAACGCGCGCCGCCACCTGTCATTTGAGCGCGAATGTCGTTGATGTTAAATGCCATCTTATTGACTCCTTATGGATTAGAACTGTCCGACGATCTCTTCAAAGTTCACACCAGTTCGTGCTGCCACAAAATTCAACGTGATGAAATTGATCGAGCGAGCTGGCTTAATGTAGATGTCACCGACAAACTCATTACGGTCAATGACCTCTGGTGTGTTGTTTGTTGTATCACACACAACACGGAAGTCATATATACCTCTTCTCCCCTGAACATCGCGAAGGAATGGTTCCACGAGATTTCGGAACTGAGCGCGTGTGAACTCATCATTGAACTCAAACAACGTATACTTGGCTGCTGTCGCGATGGCCTTCTCAAGAACGATGAACAAACGTCGCACGTTGATTCGATCAAATGCGCTTGGCTTGGACTGAAGCGTCTTGTCACCGAACAGAACAGTTCCCTGCCCTGGTAGTGTCACGACTGGATTGATGCCGTTCTTGTAAAGCTCATCTCGATGAGAGCGTCGAGGATTCCATGCGAGCTTGACGACATTCTTAACTTGTCCTCGATTCAGACCAGCAGGGCTGAACCAAGGATCTCGAACATTGTCAGTATTCACACAAAGACCTGCGATGTCCGCATTGAGTGGAACCCAACGATACACATCATTGAACTTGTCATACTGATACTTCCATCCAGAGTCCATGACTGCGTAGGAAGAACTTCTGCCATTGATTCCGTCTGTTGTGTTTCTAAAGTTCTTGATATTAGTCAAAGCGGTACTTGGATTGGGTATGTTTACACAATCTGTCTGTTCCGGGGATATAAATGCAACGCAGTCCTTTCGATCCTCAACCAGATTGTCAATAACGTATCGAGCGACTGTTCCGTTATGTGGTCCGCAGAGAACGAGAGAGATGTCAACTTCTTCTGGGTTGTTGAACAAATCATAACCATTTTGAATTGGTCCCACTGAGTTTGGATTTCCATCTTGTCCACCGCTAAGGTCTACGCTATATGGAGTCCATTCTCTTGCAGTTTCCTGAAGATCGCCTGTTCCTGTGTATATTTGAACAAACTCTTTTGATGCGGTTGGATCAATCGTATCACCTAAGTCATATTTACCTGATTCGGATGTATGATTAAACCCAGCTTCACTACCTATCCAAATCCATTCACTCTGATCATTGATAACATTAACATAGTAGTTAGATGTTCCGTCTTGATTTCGGGCATCAGCAGCCTTAGATAGATTAGAAAATGTTTCGAGAACGGTTCCCTTTATTCCTGTTATTAATCCGGTTGCGTCTGATACAACAAGATGAAATTCATCATTTGTAGCATTCCGAGCATCAGCATATTCAGATGTTCCCGGCGCCAAATCGAAGTTATTGTAGAACTCCCACTCTCGGGTAACAATTATGTTGTTAGCCTGAATTGGAAACTCACGATCTACCGTAATCTGATTAGCTACCGAAGTGTCAATGACTCGATATGATCCAGAAGGAACGATTGTTGTCTGTAGACCAGCTCCATCTACGGTGAATGAACGATTTGTTTCTGGAGCATCCTCAGTAGATGAAAAAGTAATAATGTCACCCTTTACAAAATTCTGATGAT